GTTAAGCTTTTAAGAAAAAAATTACAAAACTTAATACCTGATCCAACTAAACAACAGTGGAGAAGGTTTAAGTTCAATTATATGAATGGTTTAGTTTAATGGCTGTAAAAAGGAAAACCGCTGGTGAGCTTTCATTAAAAGCTGCCAGCGATTCTACAAGATACAATCCTCTTGAGGTTGCTATTGAAGCTACTCAAGGAATTGGTAGTCAAATTCAACAAGTAATAGATCGTCACAATAAAATATTTGATGAAGAAGAATATTGTGTTGGATTTGTATATGCTAAAGATCCTTTGATTAGGGGGATAAAGCGTAGAAAATTCTTTGCAATGCTTTATCTACCTAGCCCTAGGCCAGAACAAACTATTTTTCTTTATAATAAAAAAACCGATACGCTTGTAAAGCGTTTATGGTCCTTACCAGATGCTGATGCAATGGCTATTCTTTCTGAATCAAAATTTGTCGATCCTTCTTTAAAAAGTATGAAAGAATGGTCCGACGCTTTTTTTGAGGGAAGATTTTGGCATTTCATTCGAAAGCAGCATGGAATTAAAATGCTTTCAGAACATGAATATCTAAATGCTAACAGAGAAAAATTCATCGAGGCGGGATGTCAAGAGGTCAAGTCGCCTACTCCCGAGCCCTTTGATTTTTCTAAGGTCGCGGTTAATAAGATCGTAGACACGAAGACAGCCATCATTAAATAAGGCTGTTTCTATGACTTTAGGTAAACATAAAACACCAATAGGAACATTTGCTTCCATATAACAAATTGTACGCCTGTAATGGGCTAAATCTTCTTTTAATCGATCCTCATTTTTTAAATCAGACATGGAGAAACCTTTTATGCAAAATAATGAAAACGTAAATGTAGTAGAAAAAACAGAACCTACAAGTGTTCAAACTACACCAGTTATACCCAATCCAGAAGCCGAAACGCAAGAACAAATTAACTGGAAAAAGTTTAGAGAAGCAAGAGAACAAGAAAGAAAACAAAAGGAAGCTGCAGAAAAAAAAGCTTCTGAAAAAGAAGCAGAGGCTCATGCTTTAAAAGCAGCTATGGACGCATTGCTTAATAAACAATCTAATCAACATACTAATGACAATCAATATTCTGATGATGAAGAAACTGATGATGTTAGAATACAAAAGAAAATTGATGCTGCCTTGACAGCTAGAGATAGACAACTTGAGGAACAAAGACGCCAAAAAGAACAAGCAGAATTTCCACAAAGATTAGTGTCAACCTACTCTGATTTTAATGATGTTTGTACAACAGAAAATCTAGATTATCTTGAATATCATTATCCTGAAATCGCATCCGCTTTTAAGCACTCTCCAGATGGATTTGATAAATGGTCTTCAGTTTATAAAGCAGTAAAACGTTTTGTACCTAATACCTCAAGTCAGAAAGATCAAAAGAAAGCAGAAAAGAACTTTAATAAGCCTCAATCTATGGCAGCTTCTGGAGTAAGTCAAACCGGTGATACTTCCCCAATGCAATTAGATGATAAGCGTCGTGCAGATAATTGGTCCCGTATGCAGAAGGTGATGAAAGGTGGAAGATAATTAAAATAATGTCTGTAATTTACATAAATATACAGGTCATATTACATTTGATGTAAATATCAAAAGGTTATCTTTATGGTTAAAAAAACTTTATTATGTATGGGTTTTGTGATTTCATTAATGTGTTTTGTTTCATGGATAACTAATTCCATTGAATCTTTAACGCCTAAATATGAATTTTATTCTGATCATGAAGGAAATGTAGTATCAAGATGTAATAAAATTAATGGAAAAGTAGAATGTTATTCTTCTTACACAGCTACTTGGAATTTAAAATAATGATAAAATATATCCTTTTTGGTATAATTCAAAATAACAGGGGAAATATATGATAATGGATTGGATACAATTTTTTGGGATTCTTGTTCCTTTGATTGGTCTTTTTGGTTTTTTATATAAAGAGCTAAAATCATGGAGAGAAGATACTAGAAACGAGATGAAATCATGGAGAGAGGATACTAAAAACGAGATTAATAGTATTAGAGAAGAAGTTAGATTGCAATCCTCTAGATCTGATCGACTGTATGAAATGTTTATTGCTTTATTAAAAGATTTTAAGCATTCTAAGAATGCTGAATAGATACTTATTATTTTTGATTGTGTGAGTACCTCATAGAAATATGAGGTTTTTTTTTGCTTACAATTAAAATAAATAATTGATAAATTAAGGATAGCGTAATAGGACTGTCGCTAAGTCCAAAAACTTTCAAAAGGCTGTAATCCACGCGTCGCCGTCGTACGACTGATTTATTTGGTTTCGTCAACCAGAAAAAATATAAATCATTAAATACGAGGTATCCCGTGGCAAACGGTATCACAAATATAAACAATATGGCTCCAGAATTGCCATTGCAATTCTCTGAAGACCTATTGTCGACCCCAATGTTCAATTATGCAGAATCACATATCGGAAAAACTACACGTATGAGCCGTTATGAGCGTTTATCAACAGATGGCGGTCAATTAGATGGTTCTGGTATTGATCCAGCTCCAGAAGTTGTCGTTCGTTCTGACATTGATGCTACAATGGAAATCTATGCTAAAACTGTAGTTATTAATGAACAAGTTACACTTTATGAAAACGATAAAGTTCTAACTAAATTTACAGCTTTACTTGGTCAATGGATGCGTGAGAAAGAAGATCTCCTTATGAGAGACCTTTATGCATCATCTGTGTCATATATCAATGCTGTAGGTGGTATTAATGGAGATCAACCTTCTGAAATTTCTCGCAATGATATTAATAATATTGAGCGTATATTACTCGGTAATGATGCTAGAACAATGTTAGAGGGTATTGATGCGATGGATAAGTTCGGTACTGCTCCAACAAGAGATGCATTCATTGCATTAGCTTCTACTGATATTACACCTGATCTACAAAACGTACAGGGTGTTTTATTAAAGAATGCTTATCCTAATCAAGAAGGTTTAAGACCTGAAGAATATTGTTCAGTATCCAGATTCAGATTCTTTGTGTCTAGTAAAGCGGCTAAAATTCCTGGTGCTTCTCTTCAAGGACGTACAGTTTATACTATTCCAATGTATGGTTTAGAAGCTGCTGCAAAGATTGAACAGAACAATTATAGCGCAACCTTAGGATACAGACCTCCTTATGTTGTGTCTAGCGTTGCACAAAACAGCCAGTTATACGCTAAGTTTGCAATTGCACGTGCAATTACAAACCAGAACTGGATTTCTGGCCTAAACGTAACTGCAAGACTATAAGGAGATAAAAATGGCTTTCACAATATTAGATGGTGGATCTTTCACCTCAACAGGAGCAGGAGTTAAAATACCTCTACCTAGTTCAGCGGATTATTTCAAAGTTTGGAACACTACTCAATTAGCTGCAGCAGCACCAAATGCTGTTGTTGGTGCAGAATGGTTTGGTCCTAAATTCGGTGTTGGAGCTTCGGCTGCTAACAGCGGAATAAGATGGAAAAAAGCTGGATCAAGTGCACTTGTAATTGATTCTTTTTCTACCGCTACAGCGTCAGATGGTTTTACATATGTAGTAACTTCTCCAAATGTTGAACCACAAGCAGCTAATGCTATTACAGCAATCACAGCTGCTAGCCCTGCTGTAGTTTCTCAAACAAATACATATTCAGAAGGGGATTTTGTAAGAATTTACAATACTACTGGAATGTTACAAATTGCTGGTATGGTGTTTCAAATTTCTACTGTATCTGGATCTGGTTATACTTTAACTGGATTAAGAGCAGCCGGATTTGCAGCTGCTGCAACAGCTGGTTTTACAAGACGAGTTTCAAAAAATGCAGCAGTTGATCCTGAATATCTTTATATCACAGAAATTACAAAAGCTACTCAAGCTGTTGTTAGAACATCTGTAGATCCTAGTAACTATTATGTTGTTGGTAACAAGATTCATTTTAGCGTTCCTCCTTCTTTTGGAATGAGCGAAATTAATCAACTTACCGGAACAATTACTGCAGTTTCCGCAGCTAACTATACGTTAACTGTAGATATTGATAGTTCAGCGTTTACAACTTTTGCTTTCCCAGCTTCAACAGCTAGCCCAACAGCACAACTGTTTGCTACTTTGTCTCCTGCTGGTTCGCAAACAAGTTTTAACCCAGTTTCTCAAGTTCAAACAGGATATGAGTTCCAAAAAACTCCTTTCCATACTGGACAATTTACACCCTACATGTTTTTAGCAGGTGGAGCTGATTCTCCTGCAGGAGCAAACGCAGATGTAATCAACTGGATGTCCTATAAATTAGAAGTATAATAATCAAGGGTGGGGACTATTTGTCCCTACCCTTTTACTTTAGGAAAATCATGGATAAGAAAATTAAGAAGATAATGGGCGATACCAAGAAAGTTGTTAAAGAAGAAAAGCAGCTTTTGAAGATGGATAAGAAACAAGATAAGAAGATGGCTAAATGCGATATGAAGATGAAGAAAAAATAAATGAGTGTACCAAATAATGCTAATACCTTTTTACCTCCTTCACCTGTAGTTCCTCCATTTTTGCTTATAGCTTCGATAACGAATAGCTATCCAGCAATAGTAACAGTGACTACAGAAAATAATTATGTAGAAGGTCAATTAGTTCATTTCTCAGTACCATCAAGTTATAGAATGTTTCAGATTAATGAGATGACAGGAAAAATACTTTCTGTAGATACGGAAAATCTAATATTTACAGTTGATATAGATACAAATCTATTCGATGTTTTTGTTCCTCCTCCAACCTTCTCTGAACAACCTGCGACAATTTCTTCTGGTGGATCTAGAAACATTTATAACACTTTAAATGTTCCTTTTCATTCTGAAGGAAATTTTGGAAATTAAAACAAGGAAAAAACATGAAATTATTAGTGACAGAATCTGGAGAACAACATGGTCTTATTAACTCTGTAGCAAACAGCGTAGAAGATAATGGATTTAAACATATGAAACCTGAAGTAAAGACTAAAGCTGAAAAATTACGTAAGGAAGAATCAAGAATCGTTCAAGCCAGATATATCAATCATCGTGGGAATCATGAGAGATTAACAAAGCCCTATATGAGATGGGCAGGTGACCCAATTCACACTTTCCATTTAATTCCAGGTCATACTTACGACTTGCCAATTGGATTTATTAATGAAATTAATAATAGCCCAGGATTGGCAAAAAGAAGTGATTTATTAGATGCAAAAGGCATGCCCACAAAAGTAGATGGAAAGGCAGAAAAATTACATGAATTAGTTCCTATTGGATTTTAATAAGGATTACATATGGTAGTACAATCAGATTCGACTTTAGCATTCATTAAAAAGAAGGTTAGAAGATTGACTGCTTCTGCAAGCAATTCTTCACTTACAGAATCTGACCTTGAACAGTATATTAATAATTTCTACTCTCAAGATTTTCCTTATGGAATAAAAATGGATCAGATGAGATCCGTTTATACTTTTTATACTACACCCTATATTGATAGATATCCTTTAGATGTTAATTATAATCAAGGCGTGAGAGCGCCTTTTTATGTTGATGGAATACAAGGTAATTTTTTTAAAGATCGCGAACAATTTTATAATATGTGGCCGAGATGGCCCACAAAATTTCAACAAGCACCTCAAAGTTTAACAGGATCAATTACAGGGATTGCACAACCTACGAATCCAACTTCAATTACAAGTGCAAATCATGGGCTAGTAACAGGGGATGTGATTACGATTACTGATGTTGTAGGGATGACTCAATTGAATGATAACATCTACACAATAACGTTTGTTGATGCAAATACTTTTACTTTAGATGGAATTGATAACACAACTTATGGATCCTATGTATCTGGTGGAATATGGACAGCTACAAATAGAGCTTTTAATTTTACTGTTGGAACTGTTCCAATTCTAAGTAAAGAAGTAATTATTGGTGGAGTTGATGAAAGTGGTAATCCTATAACCATAGCGGATGATGGAAATGGCAATCTACAGATTCAAGTGCCAAATCCAGTAGTTTCGGTTCCTTCATATGCGAATAGAAATTATACGAACCCACCACCTGCAAATTTACCAAATTCATATGCAGGAAAACCAATACCTGGAATGAAAAATAATAATGATTTTAATCCTGGATTAAATGCTGTTACAAATATTGGTGTAGTTAATTATGTAACTGGTGAGATGTCATTTGTGCTTCCAGAAGGAACTAGTGTAGCTTCTGGAACAGTTTTAACTATAAGAGTGTCTCAGTATCAGACAGGTAAACCTTATTCTTTATTGTTTTGGAATAATGAATTTACAATTAGACCAATTCCAAAACATATTCACAAATTAGAAATTGAAGTTTATTTAACACCTTGTCAATTTTTACAAACCTCAGATAATCCAATTATAAACCAATGGGCACAGTATATTGCCTATGGTGCTGCAAGGGAAATACTTCGTGATAGACAAGACCTTGAAGGAGTTTCTAACTTAGAAGAAGGTTTCTTTAGACAAGAAGCTTTGGTTCTAGAACGTCAAGGTGTGGAAGAAATAAATCAAAGAAATTCGACTATTTATTCTTCAACAAATGCAAGTCAGGGATGGAATTCCTATGGAAGTGGGTGGTATTAATGGCTGGATATTCTCCTCTTAAAATTACAGGTAATACAACAGGTCTTGTACAAGAGAGAGAGGAATTCTTATTGCCTGATGATGCCTATCCAGTTTTAGAAAATGCTTACGTTTGGCGAGAGAGAATAAAAAGAAAACAAGGTTCTGAATTACTTGGAAGATTAAGAAGAGTTTTTACATCTTTATCTTTAGGGAATTCTGGAGCATCTCCATGGACCTTTACAATATATTCAACACTTGTCCCTGCAATTATTCCAGAAGCTAATGCACAGATTGAACCTGGTAGTATAGTTATAACTATTGGTGCAATAGTATTTACTGATCAAGGTGACGGTACACTTACAAGTGTTACAGTAGGAAATAGTGGAATCATTAATTATAATACAGGTGTGGTAACTTTAACGCATACTGCAGGCGCTGGTGTTGCAACAACTATCAATTTTAATTATTTCCCTGGTCTTCCTGTAATGGGTTTAAGATCAAGAGAGCTTAATAATATAAATAATGAGCAGTTAGTTGCTTTTGATACAGTATATGCTTACGTATTCGGTACTACAGGTTGGGAAGAATTTATCCCTGGTACTACATGGAGTGGAAGAGACTTTGATTTTTTTTGGTCTACAAATTATTGGGTAAATTCTGCGAATAATAAACTATTTTGGGTAACAAATGATTATAGAAGCGGGGCACTTGGGGATCCAATAAGATATACTGATGGAACAGCGTGGACTAATTTTTCTCCTCAAACAAATTTTGTAGCAACAGAATTTCTTCAGCAATGTTTAGCTCTACTTCCTTTTAGAAGTAGATTAGTAGCTTTTAACACTTGGGAAGGGGCTAATTTAGCAAACTCAGTAAATTTTCCACAAAGGATTAGATGGGCAGCTATAGGAAATCCAATACCAAATGGTGCATACCAACCATGGGTTGACGATGTTAGGGGACAAGGTGGTTTTCTTGATATACCTACAAGTGAATCAATAGTTGCTGTTGGATTTGTCAGAGATAATCTAGTTATTTACTGTGAACGTAGTACATGGCAATTAAGATATACTGGAAGATCTATAGCCCCTTTTCAAATTGAGAAAGTAAATAGTGAACTTGGTGCGGAAAGTACATTTAGCGCCGTACAATTTGATACATCTCTTGTTGGAATAGGGGATAAAGGGGTAGTCGAGTGTGATAGTTTTAAAAGTGAACGAATTGATATTAAATTACCTGACCTTGTTTTTTTCTTTAATAATGATGCAAATGGTCCTTCTAGAATACATGGAATAAGAGATTTTCAAAAAAGATTAGCATATTGGACTTATCCCTATCAACCTTCACAAACTACTGGAGATATATTTCCTAATAGAAGACTAGTTTATAATTATGAAAATGACTCTTGGGCAATATTCACAGATTCACTTACAACTCTTGGAACGTATCAAGCTCAATCAGGAAGGAGATGGCAAGATTACGCTAAAGCACCTGATGATACTTGGCAGGAACAAAACGTTCCTTGGATTTCGGGTCCTTCATTATTTCCATCTATTGTTGGAGGTAATCAACAGGGTTTTGTAAATTATTTAGATGTTAATGTAACCAATGGTGTCAGCTTATTTATAACAAACATTGTTGGATTTGGAATTACTAATAATGATCCTCCAGTACGTATAACAAGTCCAAACCACAATTTAGAAACTAATCAAATTATTCAAATTTTTGACATTCCAGAAGGATCAGATTTTGATCTTTTAAACTCAGGGATATTTTCAATAACTAGAATAGATTTAAATACATTTTCATTAAGTGTTTATGATCCGTCTACAGGACAGTTTTCATTACCTGGATTAGCTCCAATAGGAGCATATATTGGTGGGGGACAAATATCCTTAAAAGATAATTTTAGCATAACAAGCAAGAAATTTAACTTTTTAGATGATGGTCAAAATATTCAATTAGGATTTATTGATGTGCTTTTTGATACTACTGAAGAAGGGGGAATTTCATTAAATGTATATACAGACTATAACGATGACCAGCCTACAAATATTCTTCCTTTAAACGACAACCCATCAACTGGATTACCTGATACATTTTTTAATTCTATTGTTCCTACTACATCAACAAATGAATTTCAATCAAAAGTATGGCAGAGAATTTTTTGTCCAACTAGATCTGCTTTTATTACAATAGAATGGACTTTATCGAATTCACAAATGGTAGGACCAGAACAAGAAAGCGATGTGCAAATTGATGCTCAAATATTATGGATTAGAAAGGCCGGAAGGCAATTGCCAAGCGGATTTTAAATGGAGATAAATAATGGCTTATAATGCAAATATTCCCAATCCTGGAGACTTATTAAGTGTAAGCCAGGGTGATATTAAAAATAATTTTTTACAAGCTAACACTAGTTTTGGAATTAACCATTATCCATTTGATGATGGTACAGCAAATAATGGAAAACATAAAAAAGTTTCTTTACCAGTTACATCAGACCCTGCAAATGTTCTTGGAGAAGGAATAGCCTATTCTAAAGCTATTGGAATTGGAACAGATGCACAACTTTTTTGGCGTTTTTCTAGTGGTGCAATAAATCCACTGCAAATTACAAATAATGTTAATAATCCTGCTTCTAATAATGGTGCAATACCATTAATGGGTGGTTTAATTTTACAATATGGAACCGCAACAACGAGTGCTGCTGCAACTACAGTGAATTTTACCAATACATTTCAGGCAGGTGGTGTAGCTACACCTCCATATGGTATATTTTTAACCTTAAGAACAGGAACTCCACCAATTTTAGGGGAATTTACAGTTGATAATCAAGCTGCAGGTTCTTTTCAGGTTATTAGATCTGGTCCTACAAATAAACAATTTTTTTGGTGCGCAATAGGTCCCTACAACTAAGAGTAAATAATGAATAACCAAAGTAGTCAACAATTTGAAAGCTATGTACCTGTTTATGATACAGTTCCTGAAAAATGGGAAGATGCCAGAGAGTTCCTGGTTGAGCATTTAAAGAAGATTTCTAATGCAGTTAATGCAAGAGAAATTGGTTTTTTTTTAGATGAAGAATTATTAAGTGGAAAACAATTTATTCCTACTCAAGAAATGTCTGAAGCAAATTCTGGAAATTCTCAACAATTCAGAACTGTTCTAAGAAAAGTTATAGATGTTAGTCCTTTAGTTGCTGGTGCAAATCCTGGTGTAAATCATGATATTGTTTTTGATGCTAATTTTACATTAATCGACTTATGGGTTTCTGGAACAAATTCTGGAACTTTGACGGCAAGAAGGATAAGTGGAAATGACGTTATCATGAATGCAACACAAATAGTTATTACTTCACCTCAAGCATTTGATAGAGCTTGGTGTGTAGTTGAATACATACAAGAAATATAGAGGTTTTTATGGGTTTTTTTGATTTTTTAAGTGGAACACCTGAAAGAGTAGAGCAATATTCCAACCTGGATAAAAGGCAGAAGAGAAATCAAAATCAATATAGTAGAGCTGTACAAAAGCAAGGTGGAGCATTTGGTGATGTAGCAGATTATTACAGAAGTAATTTAAGTAATGATCCTGCAGATTTCCAATCATACGCTGCCCCAGAAATGAGAAGATTTAACGAAGAGATTATACCAGGACTTTCAGAGCAATTTGCTGGTATGGGTTCTGGAGGTCTTTCAAGTTCAGGTTTTAGAAATGCAGCGGTAGGGGCTGGAACAGATTTAAGTGAAAGACTTGGTTCTATTAGAGCACAGCTAAGGCAACAAAGTGCCCAAGGATTGCAAAATTTTGCACAAGGTTCATTATCACCTCATCAAGAAAATGTTATTCGTCCTGGAACAGAAGGATTCATGGATAAAATAGGACCTGCACTAGTAAGTGGAGGGATTGGTTTCATGACAGGGGGTCCTGTAGGTGCTGCTGCTGGGGCAGCAAGCTCTTTTGGAAAATCTTCTCCTTATGGAAATAGATCTGGATATTCTGGATCGTTTGGACAGCTTCCAAACTATGGAGGTTTCTAATGGTACAAGTAGTAGAACAGCAAGGTAGTATTTTTGGAAGACTTGGAAAAGGATTGGGTCAAGCATTGTCAGAACAAGTTCCAAAAGAAGTAGAAAGATACCGATTATCTCAAGGCTTAAAAAAACTTGGAGAAAAACAAAATTTATCTCCATTCCAAAGATACTCGGAATTACTTTCTATACCAGGAATGACTCCACAAGGAATACAAACTGGTGGGGAAATATTAAATCAAGAAGCAAGAAGTAAGGCTTTTCTTGATCAATCTAAAAATATGAATAGACCGCAACCACCTAAACAGTTTTTAGAACCGAATAAATCTAAAGAACAAAAAACACCTGGAAGTGACATACCTTCTCTTACTAATGAAAGTATATTTGAAAAAGCTCAAGAAGGTTATATACCTCCTACGCAGGACCAAATATTTAATGAAGCTAGAGTTGTATATGATCAAAATCCTGGATTTTTTAATAATGATCCAAATCAAGCTATAGCCCATATAGAAAATAAGTATGCACAGGAAGAAAAAATAGCATCTGCTAATCAAACAAAACACCAAAATTTAGATTCTATACAAAAAAATGTTGTGGATAGGCTAGGAAAACATGCTGCAAAATTAGGAGCTGATAGAATTCCCGCTAAAACTTATAGCAATATTGAAGATGAAGCGATTCAAGCCACTAAACCAAAAAATCAGGGTGGTGGTGGGCTAACAGAGCAACAAGCGATGAAAGAATATGGAATTAAGCTTGATAATGTAGCTAAACAATATCAAGATCTTGAATCTGTAGGGGGAATAGGAATATTAGGGAAGAAATCCGCAGATTCACTTAGAAATTTTAAATCACTTCAAAAAGAATTTTCTAAACGTGGTGATACAGAACAAATGGCAGATTTTATGGTTGGAAATAATAATATTTCCTATCCAATAGCTTATGCTATTGCTGAACCAATTTCACAAACACCAGAATTAAATAAATCTATTTCAAAATTGGATCCTATTGAAAGTAAGCCAACTTGGAAAAACGGATATTTTGAACCTGCTAAATATACTTCGGAATATGTTAACAATGAAACTAATGAAATATCAAAAAAAATATTTCCGTCTTTAGGTAAAACTGGAAGTCCTTTGGCTGTAGCTTATGAATTAGAAAAATTAGGATACAATCCTGATATATGGATGGACTATGTATCAGAAAATCAAAATAAATTAGGTCCTGATCAGCTTAAACAATTAAGTAAAACTAAAAGTTTACTTGGTACGTTAAATGATTGGTGGCTTTCTTCATGGACTGGATTAGATAAAATGGAGAAGAAATAATGCAACCTTATCAATTAGCCTCAGAAAAAGAAAAAGAAAGAGGTGAATTACCTATAAGAGCTTTAAAATCTGCTGCAACTATTGGCCTTGGTTCAGCTGGAGTGGGGGCAGGAATAACAGCTGGTAAAAAAGTTCTAGAAAGAGCAGGCGCATTCTTAAATCAATATATTCCTGAAGAATACGCTATGAAAGGATTATCAAAAATTGATCCAAGATTTGGAAATTTTATAAATAAAGCTTTAAATAGCGGTAAAACTTTTGATGATGTTAAAGAATTTATTAATGAAAAAATTGGTAATGTCCAAAAAAAAAATGTACCGAATCAAAAAAATATCATTGCTCAATATGATGACAACCTGCATTCTTTTTTGGAAAATGAAATTAAAAATGGAAGAGCGCCTTTAGAAGCTGCTGCAGTAGCAAGGACAAAAAAAGAATTTAATAAATCAATTAATCAGATTGAAAAAGATCATAAGACAAATTGGTCATCCATTATTGAATCTATTTATGGTACTCCTCAAGAACCTCTGCAATCACAACAGACACAACAACAACCGCAAGGTCAAGATTCAGGAAATCAAGCTCTCATGGCCCTAGCAGATAAAATTTTAAATATGTAATCAAATGATAGAAAGACAAATTGAAGAAATTAAGAATTCTGTTAAACAACTTTTGCAAACTGCTATGCAAGAAGGTAATAATTTAACAGACGAAATGCAAGGGGTTATAGCCCAAGCTCTAGAACATGCTTACAATAGAATCACTCAATTAAGACAAGAACAGGAACAAGAACAACAAGGCCCAGTTGATGGTTTGGAACCCATCCAACAACAACCTGAAATGCAAGAAGCAATGCCTAGTTCTAATATTCATAGCTTTAATTATGATTATGATAATGGAAATTTATTAGTTAAATTTCAAGGTGATAAAGGAGCTGGACAAGGACCCATATATTCATATGGAGGGGTTCAACCTTATATATTTAATTTATTTAAAAGGGGAGCTGCTATTGCCAAAACCAGTGGAAAGAATAAGTGGGGTAAATGGTGGAAAGGTAAGTCACCAAGTATGGGAGCAGCCATGAATGCTTTTATTAAATCTGGTGGATATCCTTACCAGAAAGTTGGTTGATTTCTTCTTTTAAATCTTTAATTTGTTTTTCCAGTTTATATTCATAATTTTGATAATATTCATTAGTTCTTAAATACATTTCTATCCAATTTGATCTATCTGTATAAAAAACAAAGGCTAAACAAGTAGTAAGTAAAGAGTAAATTATTAAAACTACAAAACATGTTTTTTTTAATTTTTTTACGTCCATATTTTCCCCTTGTTTTTCATAGAATAACATGATTTAAATATATATGTAAGATAGAATCTTTTCTTTAATCTACTAGCTTATGAATTTTATTTAATTTTTTTAAATACTTAAATTTATCTATAGAGATAATTGCAGCGACATCTTTTCCATGTCTTGTTAAAATATATTCTTCTTTTCCAAATGCAATTTCATTGATCATATCAGCAAAATTATTCTTTGCTTCCACTATAGAAATTTCTTTCATAAAGTACTTTTTGGCTATATTGTGAATTATATACTTAGGGTACTTGTTTTGCTTAAATAATGTAAATAAATTAGTTTAAAGAAAAAGTAATATTTACAAAACTTGAGGCAAAATTATGTCATCTCCTTTTAGTTCTTCTAATCCTTTATCGTATACGGGTACTGATCTATATACAGAACCACAATTCATTACTGCTGAAAGAGCACCTACTTCTCAAGATCTATACCAACCTGGAACTAGATGGTTTAATTCTTTAACAGATATTATTTATGAAACTACTGGAAGT